ACAATCGTTTCAATATCGGCGTATATATCAACGCAATTGCATTCGCAATGTGAGTTATCGGTCGAATATGTGCAGGCAAGAATGCAAAATTTATCCATTCACTTGTGATATAAAGCAAAACAGTAGCGCCGATGGCTTCGCGTTTGGTAATATGACCAGCTACTAGGGGGCGATGCGGGTTATTGACACGATCCGTTTTTAGATCAAACAAATCATTGAGTATCATGCTATTCGCCATAATCAATTGCGTAATTGCAATTGTGGCATAAAAGCGTGGGTTCCGAAATAAAACGAGGGATGGACAGGTGATCCAACCACCGACGATGCTTATCCATAGCGTGGGTAAAATATTTTTCGAACGAATGAGTTTTGCAAAATGAGGAGCCTTTTTGCGTATCGAGTTTCCTATTTTCATCATTGATGATGTAAAATGCTGATTGCTTTGCATATTCGCAACAATAAGGTTGGAATTGCAACTCTCTGTTGGGGCAGTTATACACGAATAAGACGATGCTGGTTCGGCATTGGAAATGTTCAAGGGTGTAAACGATAAATGGTCAATGTTATGTATCAACCATTTTGGGTTTAGACCATTTTCCATTTCCAAGAATACGTCTATCATTTCAAAATTTTTGCGTTTGGTATCGCGCACGAATAATACCTTGGGCGCAAATCCACGAACCACAGTTGTTAAGAAAACTACAAAAATGGAGTTTGTAATTTTCATACTTACGCAACTTGTCTTTTTAGTATGATTGTCTCTATATATTTTCTTTTTCTACACATTTGCAGATTTTCAAGGGTGTAAATCTTCATCGATGTAGATGCGCATTGGTGTAAAAATATTGGTATATTATATACAATAAAAAACGATGGATGATAATAAAAGAATAGAAGAATATGTGACAGAAAAAAATATTCAACCAAGACCCATCATGAATTTTATTGGTTTTTACAATGATGACGATTTAGCAAGTTTAAAAAACCGATCGAATGAAATTCGTGAAGTATTATTACCAGGTTACCTTAAAGATATAGCCGCCGCTACACAGACAGTTGAGTGTTTAAAAGAAAAAGAAAAAAACCCAGGCTATAACGCAAATTGTTACAGTTTGCAAATTCCTAGTAAAGCAAAGAAAACAGAAACCATATCGGAACAAATAAAAACGGAAACCCAAAAATTAAATGCGTTGGTTCGCGAAGGAGATGCATTAAGTAAGGAATACAACGCTATAATCAAGGTTTTGAATAGACACCATTATGCGTTAGGCAAAAAAAAGGGTGAAATTGCGGATACAGAGGGTTCTTTTTTTAAAACAGTACACGCTGGATCAAAAAAAAGAAGACACCGTAAAAAGACGCACAAAAAGAAGTTTAATAAAAATAAATCTAAGAAATTAAGGTGAAATTGTACACCTTTTCTCATTTCATCTGCCCATTTCATGGGCAGATTTGAGTGAAAAGGCAACGTTACATTTCGCATTGAAAATGCGAAATGGTGTAGTAACGCAAATTATTGTTTGATAAATCATATTTCGTTTTCAAGAAAAATATGATTCTGATATACACCGTTCACTCATTTGCACCTAAGTTCCGTTCCATTGCGAATGTGTAGGAAAAGATATACACCCTTGAAGATTTATAATGGGACGCCCGACGGGCGTCTCAATAGAGATTTAAGGGCAACGTTACCGATAAATCAATTAAAAGGCAAACCGACACAAGGAACGGTGGCGGTTTGTCCCATTTTACACCATTTTGCGTTGAAAACGCCCAAATGGCAACGTTACCTTCACTCATTTACGCCCACAAAGTGGGCGTTTTGAATGAGAAAAGGTGTAAATGTTCATCGGTATAAAAGGAGTTAAATATTTTTTTGTTATAACAGGACCGCGCAATCCATTGAAACAAGTTTTTATCGTAAAAACATAACCCTATTTCATAGAATGGCATTATCCTCAAATGAAATCTACAAAATAAAAGTGGGGGATCTATATTTTACGATAAAAAAAACAGTTTCAATGGCTTATTCACAAACAGATACGGTTGACGATTTTTTGAAAATTGGCGGCGATGATATGTGTGTAGAATATAAATATAACAAAACCAATCCAGCACACGTCGAACTGCACTGGCTTCACACAGACGGACAAAAATGCGTAGAAGGTGACATGAAAATCAGTGGGGAAAACACGCTATTTTTGTTTTATTTATCTATTCAAATACTTAAGCTTTACACTCCAGTAACTCATATTGAATTTTTAGATAATTCCAAATTTCCATGCAAGTTGCCCAATGGTAAAAGCGAGAAAATACATCTAAGTCATTACTATTTCTTGTTTCACGGGAAAACATGGTATCATGCAAAATTTGGTGCCTACCCGTTAGACGCAGGGCAACGGATACAATACGATTCTTTTTTGAAAAACTTTGACAACCACGATATGAAACCACCAACGTTTGATTTTAAAAACAATGACCTGAACGCAATGTTTTTACCAATATGGAATACTACGAATACGTGGCGGGAATTTATTCATCGTATACATGCAACCCCAAACATTTGTCAGAAAGTATATCCATGGTATTATAACGCCGCGTTATTATTGACAAAAAAACTAGATATACCAGCAATGTGGTGCATTGACGTTCAACGACTCAAATTCAAAAATATTCCGTTTGAACGAATCTCGAAAACGACGGGAGGTCGTGTAAGAATGAAAACGTATATTCAAGAAAAAATTGGAAAAGACTGTCCTATACCATCCTTATGCAATGAATTGAAGTATAGATAGTTACGTCCATATGAAACATAACATTTTCTACATTAGAAATGATTCACAGGCGGGCACCTGGCGTTTTTCATCAATCCTTCTTTGGTAAATACCGGATAACATTTATTTGGGTAGCCAATTTTATCCTTTATCGTATACCCATTTTCAGGGACACCATATGCTAATGCATTCGCAACCGACGTTCCATATGCTTTTTTATAACTAGCACTGGAATTTGTAATCGAGTCATACCGAACACGTGATGTAAGTGCGCCCGCCGACACAGCGCCTTGTTGTGCAAATTGTGGGTTATTGGGTTTATAATACACAGGTTGGTATCTGGATGTTACGCCAGGTGAAAACTTGGACGTGGTGACAACATCCACGACCGACGATTTCGATGACGGATAGGTTCCAGCCGAGAACCCGATCGCGCTCTGAAAAATATTGTTGTTTATAATAAATTGTGGAACCACGTTGGTTGACGGAACGGTCCATGTTACCAGGTTATTGTTACCATCCTGTGTTGGAACGGTATATTTTGACGAATCCGAAGGACCCGTGTGAAGGGTTTGTAATTCCACCACACGTTTTGACGTATTATATACGATATTTAATAACATGACCTTCACTTTACTATTATTTTGAATATAATAGTGTCCTTTATAGGCGAGCTTGGAATGCAATATGCTATTTAAATCACCTGCGTCATAATATCCGGCCGAGACGTCAACTGTAACAGTGGTTCCTGCATCAATCCAGACATAAGAAAAACTAGTGTCCATGGGGATGCGGTATTTTTTACAGTTCGTTGTCCCATTTCCTGCATACACATTTGAAACCGAAAGACTATCACCGGGCGTAAGTGTAGGGTCACCTTGGCGAATATAATTGTATTGATTTTGACCAAACGTTTTCACGCGACTTTCTAAATATTGTCGATTGTCAGTGTAATACGTCGCAGCATTATTCGCGGGGTTATATTGTTTTTTAATATTTCCACTGCTTCGAACCCGTCGTCTTGCGTTATCAGCAGGTGATAATACACAAGAAGTGCTACATAACCCGGGTCTATCCGATGTGTTCGAGGTGATTGTAAAGTCTAAAGTATTGGCTAAACCGCATCCTTTCTTAGAGGTCACAATATAACCATTGGGCATATCAAACTCTTGAATGCGAGTAGATGTTCTTACATTACAATGACTCATGTCATAGGCCGAAGCAATTTCGCGGCGATAATGTTTTAACGGCGTTGCCTTAAATACTCGGTTGTTTGCCATATTTGTATATTTGCTCGGGTTCCCGTTTTTTCGAATACTGGATGTAATTTGTTGAAATGTTTTTCCCTTCCAAGAAATAAGCGGGCGTTCATTCCTATTTAGTAATTCCGACATTTTGTATATCTATTATATATCTTCTTATATATTATATAGAATGAAATTTCCGACGATAAAGATGCGCACGATTGTGTTTTGGGGTCTGCTTTTCTTTTATTCCTTCTTTATTGTAAACCATTTTTTTGTATCGTATAAAGAAGGAGCAACAGACATGCATTCAATGAGCCCCGGAACAGATGCTTCAAATAATTCTATGCCTGCAAAAGATGCGTCGATCCATATGGTTGATCCGTCCAAAAATGTGGTAACGCCAGATTTGTCCGGTGAACTATTGTCGCTTAAAAAAAAGGAGGAAAAAATGAAGCATGACCTCGATGATTTACAAAAGCAAATTCATAAATTAGAGACCCCGTCTTCCGCCTAGGTGTGTATCGCAAGCAAAATAATAATGCTTAAAAACATAATAGAAATTTCATATGTAGTTTATTCATCGACTACATATGAACATTATTTTAGATACGAAACGGTTTTCATTAGGAAATGCAAGTTTTTTAGATACGAAACGGAACATTATCATGGATGGGAACTTTACAAAAATTATATATTCGAATGAGTGGTTTACCATGAATGGTATTTATTTTTTATTCCCAGCAGAGGCCATTTGCATTCAAAAAATTATGAACAAAATGATACTGAAATTTCATCCATATCAACCCACAAATTTGTCATTGATACAAGACTTTGCAAAAATGGAGTATCGTTTGATCGAATATTATAAACAAATGAATCAGTGTTCTAAAAAAACGTCCAACTTGTTGGCAAAACAATTATATTCAGGATCTATAAAAATTTACAAGGATTACAATGGTGAAAACTATGGTAATTATAATCCAACTCTAAACACCGAGTCATCTCGATACGTTATGAAAATATCTGGCATATGGGAGACACGTGATGAAGTGGGATTGACGTTCAAACTTATACAAGCAACGGATGGATTTCTATAATCGCATCGACATCTTGGGTTTCGGTCTTCCGCGACCGGAGTTCATCGACATTAAATTTGCGGATTGAAATGGGCGTGACCCATTTCGCAAATCATGAACTCGGGTCAACTCTTTCTTCTCTTGAAACCCGGTATCGAAAGCCGTAACATTTATAAATTTTGTCGAATCATCGATAGAATATTGTAATCCAGTAATGGATTGCCACCCTTCGGTAGTGTCCGCAACAAATCGTTCGAATTCCCCTCTGTTTACAATACGAGTAATGCCATCCTTCATTTGGAAAATGTTTTTATCCATAATTGGATAAAATTGCGACCTGTCAATTTGAATGCCGGCACTTAAGATGCGTTTCTGTAAAAGATTGTCTTCATATCCCCATGTCCAAAAATTGGGGTAACCCAATGTTTTTTCGAAATCGCCGCCGTTTACAGAAACGATTCCTCCAAGTGCGAATGTGTATCCATAAAAGTGTTTTACTACTCCGGCGCTCGTCTCATAATTCAAAAAATTTTTGGAGAAAGGCATAGTATCAACGTCATTGAATACGAACGTAATGTTTTGGTAATCATTGGGATATTTATCCTTCATTGCCAAGAACCCAATGTTTTTCATCGCGCCGCGATTGAATTCCCGGGCATCTGCTTGATGAATATAATAAATTTCATAGTCTTGTTTTGGTATATCTTCTAATATTACATTCATGTGTGCAGAAAAAAACTGCTGTTGCTGAGCCCTGTCTCTATAAGGAACAATGAATACAAGTTTGGGGGCGACCAATGGAACTGGTTCAGTAATCTCTACTTCTGGTAGCGCGGGTTCAATCGTAAGACTTTGGATGTCCGAACTATCTTGAAGCACAGGTTCAATCGTAATGCCTTGTTGGTTCGAATATTCTTCATCTAGAGGTGCGTTTGCTACAATTGAAATAGTATCAGGTGAAGAAATCACAAGAGGTTCAACCGAAATGGGCTGCTGTATTTCGGTTGTATCAGGCATAGATATCACAAGTGGTTCGTTATTCATTTGTAACGTATTTTCGAGATGTTCGTTCTCGTTATTGTCCGACATATAAAAAAATTATACTATATACTTTTACAGATAAAAAAAGGCGATTCATAAAAAACACAACCCTTGTCTTTTTCTAAGAATATTTCTCTAAAATAACACTGGGCAACAGACTTTCACGAATAGCGTTTAATTTTTTAAAACATTTATTAATTGTTACCTCGCTTACGCCGCAAATAGATTTCACGTCCTGTTTTGTAATACCTAATTGACAATTATAAGAAATGAAATAGATAATTCCAGCTGAAATTGCATGTGGAATGTTATCTGTAATAATATTGTTTTGTTCGACTTTGTATGCAACAAACTTTGCGACCATGGTCAATTCCTGATTTATATTTAATCGACTGCAGTATCTTTCTATAAAAGAACTTGGCAATGTGGCACATAATTCGTTTGGTTTCGTAGAAATTTCATTATTGCGACCGATGTTTTGCATGATATTGACGGCCATGGAGCAACCATTGGTGGCACTTGTTTTATCCAATTTAAATATTTCAGCGATCTCATGTGCTGTCCTGGGACAACCATTTAGTCTGCATGAAATATAAATAGATGCCGCCTTTATTCCATCGCGATTCATTCCCCTAAACATCTTTTGTTGTGAAATATCTTTATGAATCACCATAGCATCATCGATGAATATTCGAGGCACTCCCGCATTTTGCGCCATAATTGTAATAAATTGAAACTCATCGTATAACGACTTTTCTTTATGTGGCATAGACTGCCATTCAATCCACTTTCTAATTTTCTTCATTTCATAGGACGACTTCAAATTACATAATACTTTACACCCAAACGACGATTCCATAAGCAAAGGATTGATTGGATTCCCACACCGCGTGGGATCATTTGCGTTTTTATCATCTGCTCCATAAAATCTCCATTCCGGTGAATAATCAAGTGTATCTTTATAAATAACACCGCATGTTGCATTGGTGCATGTTGGAAATCCATCATCCATAATCATTAATACACAACTACATAAATGACATAAATCTGTTTCTTCCTTTACCGTTTGATAGACACACTCTACTTTCGTCGATTCGTCTGTAGATTCGGACACGTCTGCATTTTTCGTTAACCCATGTTTATCTTTCTCAAAAATATCCCATAATTTTGATTTTTCTATATGAGACATATCCAACTTCTTTTTTTTTGTTTTACACGACTTTTCTCGGCGGGGCGATTCAACCACGTTTTCATCCTTTATTTTAGGTATACATTCAATCGACGCAGAGATATAAAGATCGACCTCGGAACGGTGACTCGATTCTACAGAATCCATGGTGGATACATTCTTTCCAGAATTGTTTCCTGATTTTTTAACTCGAATCTTGAATGAGTTATTGTTTTCCATCGTTTTATTCTTATATCTCTGCCCCCTTATGCGCTTCAATTTTTTTTGTCTTTATAGTATAGAAGCCAAATATTCCATATAATGTCAATAAGTATAATTTTAGATACATTTAAGGGAACAATTGATATGGCCATTCAAGAGTTTGCTAAAGTGGCGGGGGCGAAAGTGTGTGAACTCATCGATGAAAAAAAAGAGGATTTATGGGAAACCGGTATGAAAGTAGCTTTAACAAAATTTGATCAAGACCCCGAGTTTAACAAGAGTTTACTGCAAAAAATAACAGATGCCGTTGAAAAAAATATTAAGGAGTTAAAACCAGTGGCGGAAACCACGGAAACCCCCGAGGTTAAGGGCGGATCTTTATCAAAACGAAAGAGCAAGCGTCGCCAGCCGAAAAAACGCGTTCAGGGAAAGAGTCGTAAACAATATATCTAGGGGTTTTCCCCATCGTCTCTTCGCTATTTTTGTGAAAAATAGCGAATATGCAGAATGACCACTAGTTTATTTTTTTCTCCAATTTCTCGAACATTTCAGCATTGTAAACTAAGTTTCCGGTTGGTTTATAAGTATTTATCGGTGTGTATGATTTTCCATTCTTCGCCGGCTGTTTTTCTGCGTTCATTGGTGAATTCGACATTTCGTTCTCTATTTCTTTTTCTTTTTTGTCAATAATGTTCCCCTTTTCATCAAGAACATACCCAGTTTTCTTTTTAATTTCAGAACGAACATAGGATGGCACCCAGTTTTTCCATGAAATCCATAATGTATTGGGATGAATATATCTTACATCGAAACCATTCTCATGCAATTTTGCAACTAAATACCCCGTGCATTCCCCGTTATCATACACCGGTTCTCCAAATATGTATTCCGGGACGGTGAACCATACAAACTTCTCCAAAGGTTTTATGCGGGAAATTTGCGTAATACGTTTATGTATGCGATTCAAAATTTTATTGAATATCGACAACTGTTTTAAATCTTTTTGTTGTTGTTTTTCATAAAGTTCGTCAATATTTATTTTACGATTACTTTCTTCATCATCTGTGAATAAAAAACAGGACATTTTGTCTTATATGATTCGTGTAGAAAAAATATAGACAGTTCTACCGTGTTGTCATCAATAACATGACCGAAAACATCACACATTCCCAACAAAAACCCACCATAAAGCATTTGGTGATTTCAGGCGGAGGTATAAATGGGTTCTCGTTTTATGGAGCATTACGCGAAACAGCTCGTCAGCAGGTTTGGAAGATGGAGGACATCGAAACCATGCATGGAACATCCATCGGTACCGTATTGGCTGTCATGTTGGCATTGAAATACGAGTGGGAAACGCTGGATGATTACTTGATAAAACGCCCCTGGCATCATGTATACAAATTTGACATGTATTCTATTTTCGATTCTTTTCAAAAGCGGGGGATTTTTACCAAAAAGGTAATAGAGGAGACATTTTTACCTTTATTTAATGGAAAAGACATGTCGATTGATATTACGATGAAAGAATTTTATGACAAAACTGGCGTTGAAATTCATATATTTACGACGGAACTGAATACATTTAAACTCATCGATATTTCTTATAAAACACACCCGGAATGGAGAGTCGTAGATGCCGTGTATTGTTCCAGCGCTCTTCCCATCGTAATGGCTCCTATATTAAAAGGGGAATGTTGGTATTGCGACGGTGGACTATTGTGCAACTATCCTATACTAAAATGTCTAGAAAACGGGGCGAACATCGAAGAGGTTCTCGGAATAACAAGAATTCCGGACACGTCTCGGCCGCAACATTTGTCCGGAGAATCCACGATTCTCGATTTTGCAATGATTGTTTTATCTAGAATTTTAGAGAACGTTCTTGCCACGCCCCCCGTTTTAACCATGGAAACTGAATTTCGAATACCATCGTTCGCAACATCCATCTATGAAATTTATAGCGTTTGCAATGACATGCAAATGCGCATGAATCTTATAGAAAAAGGGGTTTCTCATGTGAAAAAACAATTGGACAAGGCCTTGTCCGTGTTGGAAGAACTCGACACTGAAATATCAGAATAACACTATGCCATGTCATCGGCTGTCATTTGTAGTAACAATGCATAGGGGTCGATCTCGAACAGCGCATTCCAATCCTCCATCGTTCCATCGGACAATACAACTTTCATATTTTCTTCTAACAAAAGTTCCTCGCGATAAATGATGCGAATATCATCAACTGTTGTTGGTATTCTACTTACTATTTCTTTGTAAAATGACAAAAGCGCGTTATATTTGTCATTCTGTTTTTTGGGAATAGATACGGGCGTTTCTATTCCGTTCTGTAATATGTTCATTAACATGTATAGCGTCCACGACTGACAAAATACATCTTCATCGGTGATTTGCGCAGGACAAGATACGGGCATAAAACGAAACGTATATCCATTCGATTCCGCAAATGGTTTTACAACTTGAAGTGCCACTTCGGGGTAATAAATGCCATATCCCTTTGCTGGTTTCGCCGGATCTATAACATAGATTTCATGGTTTATGTTATCCATATAAAAACTTTGATAATGCGTTTCGTCGGTATCGGCATCTTTTACGTTACATGCTGTGAATATTACATAGGGTTTCTTGTTTATGCATGATATAAGATATTGTTCTATCTCCTTATATTTTGATACCTTTGATATACCATCTGAATACGGGTCGCCATCAAATGTGCGAGAGAATTCAATGTTTTGAACACATGGGCAAAATTCTTTTATGATTTCATTGCGAACATCCTCATAACCCATCATTATTTTTATAGCATGTAATGTCCATGATATAGCAGTTTCTCGGTATAAATTCATAGCATAATCCTCGATATAATCCATTTGACAGGTTGTTCTAATCATAACATCATTTTGTAATGATTAGAAGATTCAATTTTACTGGCTAATTATTCGTCATCACTGTCGCAAATTTTTCAAGCGAAGTCTTTGTAATTTTAGAGTCGAAATCAATGGTCTTGCCATCCTTTACCATTTTAACAGTGGGGTAAGAATCGATGTTGTATGTTTTAATCGCACGGGTCACTTCTGCGTTTTCGGATGTGCAATCGGTGTCCACGCATTTTAACACATATCCATTTATCTCCTTTTCATCATATTGGGACTTAAATGAGTTCCATTCGGGCAAAGCATTTTTGCAATGGGGACACCAGTCTACGTGGAAAAAATAAATCATGACGTCTTTTTGTCGGCGATTCGCATTTGCCACGTCGGAAAACTTATTCCCAGATTTTTTCAAATAAAACGTATTGTAAGCATAATATCCGGCGTATGCAAATATTATGAAAACAACCAAGATGAGAATAAAATAAGAATACGGGCTAATAAATTTACGGAAAACGTCTACGATGTTTGCCATGGATAATATATATAATACGACATACTTTTTGTTGCTAAATGAACGGATACTGATTTACGGATTTACTGTTTCTTCAAATTTAGTAAAAATTATTTTGTCTCTCTATCTTAGACACGTCTCGCAATGCAAAAAACAAAGAAACACGCGAATTTCAAAAATCTTACAAAAATAGGGGGTAAAACGTTAAAAAAACATGTATATAATGAAAAGGACTACTCATCCAATGATGGTATGTTGACCACCATATGGGGACCTGGATTGTGGCATTCATTGCACACGATGAGTTTCAATTATCCAGTAAAGCCAACCTGTCATGATAAAAAACACTATTATGAATTTGTCTCGAATTTGCGCCATGTGTTACCTTGCGGAAAATGTAGGAAGAACTTGTGCAAGAATTTTAAACGATTACCCTTCCGATATGCGCATATGGATTCTCGGGCTTCCTTTTCCAAATACATTTATGACTTACATGAGGTTGTAAATAAAATGTTGGGGAAAAATTCGGGGTTATCCTATGAAGATGTAAGAGAACGTTATGAACATTTCCGCGCCAGATGTGCGAAATCATTGAAACGAATGAAAACGCTGAAAACACACAAAAAAAAGGAAAAGGGGTGCACCGAGTCGCTTTATGGTGAAAAATCCAAGTGTGTTTTACAAATTGTTCCTGAACACGAAAAATGCGATACCTTTCAAATCGACGACAAATGTATTAAAAAGGAATTGGTGTTTGCGTCATAAACCAAAACCCCCCTTAACAAACCAGGAGCTTTGCTGAAAGGTTTAGAAAATTCGCCATTCGCATAAATATATTATGTCAAAGATATATAGTATATTTGCAAAAATCAATGAGCACGACTCCAATTGAAAATCCACCCAAAGGAAATTTACTGGTCGATCTGAATGATATTCCTTCCATAAAAGAACCAGAAAAAGTTCCATTTTGGACAGAAAACCCGAATGTTATATTTGACCCCAAACACATTTTTGAATTTTTCCCAGTAGACACCATGACATATGAACAAAAATTAAACGCAGTCACACGCGCTGTTGTTATATTGACCATTGTTGGTATGTTATTGTCAAACAGTATACGTCTTTTTATTGTTTGCTGTATTACACTCGGTGCAATCTTCATCCTGTATTACTATCATACGAAGGAACAGGATATAAAAACGGCAAAAAAGGGCATTCAGTCGTTGAAAGAAAACTTCGAGGGTCCTGCTCGTGATTATTTAACACAAAGTAACATTCCCATACCCGATGATATATTTTCAACACCCACATCAGATAATCCATTCAACAATGTTCTCGTTACGGACTATGATTATAATCCGAACAAACAACCCGCCCCACCAGCCTTTAACAAAAACATCAATGATAAAATAGTGGCACAAACCAAACAATTTATAAACGATGTTCACCCGGATCAACCCGATATTTCAAAGAAACTGTTCTCTAGTTTAGGCGATAATTTGGATTTCGAACAATCCCTTCGCCCGTTTCATTCTACCGCAAGCACGACGATTCCGAATGACCAGGGAGCATTCGCTGAATTTTGTTACGGAAGCATGATATCCTGTAAAGAAGGAAACGATTTCGCTTGCGCACGTAATTTAACACATTACACGAATTATTGAAAAGGGCCATTTGATCCGTAAAAGATAATATATAGAGTCTATAAACACAAACACTTACAGACTCTATGTGGACAACAATACGACAGCGAATCTTCTCTTATTTGCCGTTGGCAAATTTTGTAGTGGCAGGAACGGCGCTTTGTTTTCAGACCAATGTTCTTTATCCTTGGCATAACGAAATAAGCAAAGATATACAAAAGGCGAACCGCGAAATCACCACTATCAAAAAACTTTTGCCAAAACATTAAAACATTAGAACATTAGAGAATCTTTTGGATTTTTCCTCTCCTAATATAGTATAATTGAAATGGCAACGACTCACTCTTATCTTTTTCATAATACAGATCGAATTGGTTCTGATGCTACGGATAATTCTCAGCGCACATTGTCCAATACACGATTTACAAACTATACGTTATCGAACTATTTTAGTCAAAATTTGTCCACAGGACATGTGGATTTCGCCACCGCGCAACCCACTATGATGGTGGGCGGAACCGTCCATGGTCACGGTTTGGGTGCAGGAAGCGTGGACGCAGAATCCAATATTTTATTGAAGGTGGTCGACGAGCGCCCCCATGAAAAGTTACAACTCATGCCCCGCCCCTTTGTAACCGTTCCCTATTTAGGTCGTGGCAGTTGCGATCCTACATTGGAATCTCAACTTCAACAGGGTGAAATCGTAAGTGACAAAAAAAGCGTGTCTACGATTATGGACAAATCGTTTTCGCAATACGCCTTGTATCCCACCGATGATAAGATGGAGGAGCGTGTGAAAGATAGCAGATACACAGTGGAAGAAGCGGCGATGGACGGATGGGTCAGAGGAGGAACCTCGACGCGTGAATTATCCAATGACGAATATTTGAAGAAAAACAACCGCCCCAATGGAGCATTCTAGACCAATATGCGACATATCATTCGTAAAAAATTGAAGGATTTTACGAATACAAACATTAACTCAAATTACACCGCTCAACATGACGGACACAGCCAATGCAATAGAGACATCCGAACCTATTACAGATTATTATACGATGTTGCTACTCGCAGACATTCAACAAGGTTCGTCTACCATAAAATTGTCTTCCGTAGAAGGCGTATACAAAGGCAGAGTTCTTTATACATCAGACATGGATGACTTCTTTACCATTCTTTCTGTAAATTACGATACAAATACGGTGACCATTGACGGGAGTTTCGATTATAACGGTCAAAATAAAATCGTAACTGTGGAATAGAGCGCAATTTTGCAAATATGAAAGGGAGGCACCCATTTTTTATCGACCGAGCATGTGATTCATCGATTTCAAAATCGATGTTTTTGTTTTCGCATACCCGATGGGGAGATTTATTTTTGCAGATACGCTCGGTTTTGCAATTACATAGGATGGTGACGGATTTGAGGATGAGAATATGGGTGTTTGCTTAAATCCGCGCTCTGCTAAATCTATGCACACATCTCTATATAAATTTAAAAGTGGTATATTATGGTGGGAATTGCGCAAACATGTAATAAACGATGTTGTAAATGCACCTGCCATTTGTCTATCTGTTGCATTATAGGTATCCGCGGACGTTTGGTTGTCTTTACAGCCACTAAAAACATAAATGTTATTATTTGACATGGGTGCAACGCTACTTTTTTTAATCAAACAACTCGTGGGAGATTGATATTGGAAAGACCACGGCAAATCACAAATTGTTCCGCTATGGCAGCAATCGAATATAAACATTGCGCGACACTGTATTTTTTGTATCATCGCCAATAAATCGACATCACGAATAAACCCATTCTCATTGAAATCCATCGGCACCAAAACATCATCCATGTTCGATACGTTGTCATCGCGAATAAAGTTATTTTTTGAATTCTTCATTTGTGTTCCGTGACCACTGTAATGAATCCATATTTCTTCTAAATCACTACTAGATTCAGCCAAATATTCGAGCGTGGACACAATATTTTTTTTGGTGGGAAGTTTGGTGGGGTCCGTATCGTCGTCACGCAATGTTATAATATCTGTCGATCGATAATCATAAGCATCGATTAATACATTTCGCATATTGAATACATCATCAAAACATCCTTCCAAAGCAATATCCGGTAAATGTATGTAATTTATGCCAATTAAAAGCGCCTTTTTCATTGATCGGAATATATAGTATAGCATAGTATAATTTTTACACAGTTTTACGTTGAAAAAAACGTCCACCATTCGTAATGCAAAGACAATGAATATATGTGAATATTGTATCTGAGTATTCTATATAAGAATGGATTCCAACGTATTTATAGTATTACCAAAAGATGTGTATAAATTTGTAAAATCAGACGTGGATGGCGTATGGAAACAAGTGATTGTTTGCAAGGGAAAAACCGACCTTGATTTTCCAACCAAAATTGACCCCGTAACCACAGAGGAAGAAAAGGAAAATTATATGAACTATGTTGACCAATACTTGAACGAAATATTTAGCGACGATGAACGAGAACAACTGAAAGCCCATTTTCCCACGCTTCTTTTTTCTTCACAACAAATTCATCCCGATGATTCTGTTCGTATTCTTAAAAAGAAATTACTGCGAGAACTTGGTGCCGAAACTGTTTCTTACCCTGAAATTTACCTCTATGGTAAGATTCGTGAATCCATTCCTTTTATGAAATACTTTTATGAAAAAACGAAAGATGAGGAATTATTACACACTGGTGGCGTAAGTTCTCGTGCCATTGGAAACGAAAGTGCTTTCACAAAGAATATGGTGGGTCAATTGTTTATGAACATGGGTGTATCCCCAGAATCGATTGCTTCTTTTCAGGAAAATATAAAAACACACTTCACGTATGATGATATATTACCCTATATTCAATCGTCACTACATGTATCTTCTGTTTCCTTGGGGCAAAAATTTGCACTCTATAATGATTATCTATTTTCTGCGAATCCGTATGATGTTCTCCCTTCCTCGGAACCAACCTTCCAATATTCCACGGGAAACACGCTGATGACCTATGAAAATCACCTTTTATTAAGTTATGGTGAAATCGTCGACAAAACCATCTATTTTTGCATGGCGGAAGACGTTCTCCGATATGCACTTGCTTCTTCCATACCAGAAAGTTACATGTTGCATTTGTATTATCCACTTCTTATGAAAGAGAACGTCGCTTCACAAAACGATTTTCAACAAAAACGAGGAGAACTTATTGAAAAAAACAAAAATGTAGTGAAGATTCAAGATTGGAAAAATTACGACACGATTGATACCTTTTATGATATTTATAATATCGCTATGAACCAAGAAACTCCCGCGAGTTTACCCTATACAAAACGTGGGATTTCGTCCTTTAAAATCACACTTCACCCAGAATGGAATACGATAATTCCACTGGAATACATTTTTAAACAATTTCATGCGTCAAAGCGTATTCCTTTTATAAAATATAATCCTGGACTACGCAAAGAGAACATATATCGATTGTATTCGGAAAAAAGCACGCGATCAGGTAAAAAAATCCCGTATTTATCGAAAAGTAAGATTCTTCAATTTGCAAAACAACTTGGGAAAAGTCGCCAGGTATCTATGTATTTACAGCATATCATACATGATACGACAAACATGGATATTTTCATAGATTTTGATCATAATGGAAATATTGCCGTTCGTTCAGAAAATTATGAGGACCTCATATCCGTGGATGAATTAAACGGGATTTTACTCACTGGAATAAATGAAATTATTGTGGAAATAAACGAAGTGTTACAGCAAAGTGGTTATCAATTGCCGATGTTTGAGAACATCGATAACAAACTCGTCGAAATTGAGTCATTAAATTATGTGTATCACGTAACATTATCTGAGAAAAACAAGGATGTGTTTCAGAAAAAATACACGAATTGTTTGTCCCCAATATTCGATATTTTAGAAATCAACGATACCAAGGGGACCCAAATGCGGTTTAAACGTGTTGAAAATTATCGGAAAATGGATGCTATATCTGCCATGATAACACGTGTATATAACGCAACAAATAGCGAACGCCAAGTTGTTCATGCGCTAATGACAAATTTTACAATGACAGAAGAAGAGGCATTGATAAAAATCGCGAAATATTTGAATGAATTTATACAAATACAAGGTCGCTATGTGAACAAGTCCACCGAAATTGCGGACAATCCCGGAATTCCTCTTCATTTTCAATATTCATTGGGAAAACGCGAACTTTATATCGACATATTTGGCATAAACAACATCGCCTACCTGGATGTTCTCCACCTTTATTTGGATGGTTTTTTGAGATTATCACAGGCACCAGATACCGCCTCTGAAAAAATTTCCGCGTTGTTAAAAAGTTGCCAGAAAGTGCTTGTTGAAAAAGAGGAGGTTCCCATCGAAAATGTAATTGCTCCTGTTCAGAATATGGACAATATGAGTATTGTTACAGAAATTAAACCAATACAATTTGGCAAACAAATCGATACACTATTTTTGAAAAAAGACAGTGTCGACGAAGAAGATGAAGATGAAAAAGAAGGCATGTTTTTTGACGAAGACGAAGATGCCGATGAAGAAGACGGGAAGTTGTTTTTTGAAGATGAAGATGAAGAAGAGGGTGAAGCAGAGGGTGAAGCAGAGGGTGAAGCAGAGGGTGAAGCAGAGGGTGAAGCAGAGGGTGAAGCAGAGGGTGAAGCAGAGGGTGAAGCAGAGGGTGAAGCAGAGGGTGAAGCAGAGGGTGAA